CAACATCGCACCGCTTGCGTTGACGGTATGAGCGAGCGCAGCCAGCTCGGGCTCCAGCATGGCGATCATCTCCGAAACGCCATGACTCAGCGCAAGCCTGCTGCCAATCGTCGCAGCATCGCCGTCGGTCGGGTTCACGATTTCCAACGCAGGGTCCGCCAATCAAATACTCGGCCGTCCAACGTGCCGAGGGCGACAACGAAGGCCATTCGTTCGTCAGCGGGCAGGCTGAAGGCCACATCGAACGGCACCCCGTTCCTGATCAGGTAGAGGCAGTCTATCAGGTCGGGGTGCCTCGTCAGTTTCCCGCGTTGTCCACCAGCTCCGCGACGCCAGGCTCAGAGATCTGCTGCAAGGCCTGCGCGACGGCTGCGACTCCTGCATCGCCGAGGCGCCCGATCATGGCTTCAATCTGCGCTTCGTTGGACGGCGGCGGGATCGGCACATCATCGATCGAAATTACCGAACTGGCGATCAGCGCCATGCCCAGCCAGGGTTGGTTCTGCGACAGCAATGGGCCAGCCGCCTTGAACAGTCGCAGCCGGTCGAGTGCGGTCAGCCGGCGCAAGGAGAGTCGCCGTCCGTCGCCATCGATGACGGTCTCGGTAGCGGTCGCAGCCGCCACAATGGATGCCGACGGGGTCATCAGATGCGACGCCTGCGAACGGCGAAGAACTCCAGCTTCTGTTTGACGCTGCTGTCGCCTTTCCAGACCCCGGCATTGCTGAAGCGAAATGCCACGTTATCGAACTGGTACGTCGAGGTGGATCCGTCTGTCTCGGTAACGTACTGGTACATCGTGCCGTACGAGATACTGTTGCCGTTGAAATATTGCTGTTCGGTGGCTGCGATGAAGTCGTCGACGGCCGAGTTGCCGCGATCGAGTTCGAAACTGCCCTCCCAACCCTTGGGCAGCTCGGTGCCCATGTGAGTGCCGTCCATCCGGTCCACCCTCACCGAATGGGTGATCTGGCGGCTCTCGAACGACGTGACGTGTGTCAGGTCGATGCGTCCCGTCGGACCGATCACCACCAATTGGGTATCCCGACCGACAGAGAACATGGTCAGTGACATTCTGCTGGCTCCTTATGCCACCTGGCCCATGGGCAGGGTCTGACGGGTCACCTGCACCGTCTGGCCACCCTCCAGATTGACGATGAATTTCTCGTTGATCGCCTGGTACTGCACCTGCGCATCCGATTGGACGTAGCCAAGATCGGTTCTGCTGGATGGGTTGTTCGACGTGTCGCAGATCACGCTGAACGGCAAGCTGCCGTCGGTGCTGCCCAACAGACCCTGCCCAAGCATGTTCTGCAGGAACGCCAACTGTGTGGCGCGTATGCGTCGGAACAGGTCCGCGGTGATCACCTGGCCGACATATTGGCCCATCCCGGCAGCAAGTGTCGCCGCGATGTAGTTGGTCAGGCGCGTGTAGTTGTCACCGCTGATCGCCGCATTGGATGACGAGTTATGTCCACCGCGGACTCCCCAGAAGTTGCCGCCTGGCTGCGGGTTGCTGATCACATCGATCCCTGCACCCAGCAGTACCGCCAGGTCTGTGGACGAGTACGATGCAGTCTGGCCCGAGCCAGGTGTCCCGGATTTCTGACTGCCGATCACGCTGTAAAGTTGCTTGTTGAGACTGGACTGCTCGGGTGAGAGGTTTGCGAGGCGGCCGGCGGTAAAGCCCTGCGGCGATACCAGGCGAATGGTGCCGTTGACCTGATCCGACCACCACAACCAATCGCCGAACATCAGCTTCGCTGCGTAGCTGTCCAGTCCGGCCTGTCGCTTTACTGTGACGGCGTTCTGGATAGTGTCGCCGGCCGGTCCGGTGAGGATCATGTAGATGCCTTCGTCGAGCCCGAACACGGCCTGCGTTGTCCAGTAGTCTGGATCATCGACATCAGCCAACAGGGCAATGCCGCAGTCTTGACCGCGAAGCGCGTACATGCCGGAGCGCGGCGGGATATCTACCCCGACAAGCCCTGACGCCGTGACACCTGTTGCGCCATCCGAGCCGGCAGTTGTTGAGCCAAGCGTGATGGAGAAAGCGCTCGGCGCGATCGTTGCGCCACCGGCGCTTGCGACGATGAATTGCGAGGGGCCGCGTTGTGGTCCCTGGCCCTGATTTACGGCAGCGGCCAGGTTGGTCCAGAACAGTGCGCCGGTTCCGGCGATATTGTCGTAGACCTCTGGTTGGAGGCCTGGCAGCGAGACGGTCAAACGCCAGGTGTTGACCCTTGAGCCCGTCGTCAATGCCAACACGACCCGATTACCAAGCGAACCGGTGTGGAGTGCGGTAAATGTAACGGTCGTACCGGGAAGCACTGTCTGTGCGGCGGAATCGGCATTGTCCGTGACCCTGACGCAGCGGAAGCTCTGGGCACCCTGCTGCACGGCCGTGGCAAGCTGTGTGCCCATGTCGTACTTGCGCGCCACGACCGGTCCGAAACCCTGGGCATAATCTGCCATGGTCGTGACAATCACGGGATGTGCGACCGGTCCCCAGGACGCCGTGCCTACGACACCGACCACGTTGGTCGGAACGCCGTTCAGCACCAGGTTCTGCGGTGGCACGATCTGAACATAAAGGTCCGGCACCACCAGCGCCGTGGTGTTTATGCTACCTTGTTGAACAATGGGCATCTGACTCAGACTCCCTTGTTTGCCGGCACGACGACGCGCACGACCGAGCGAGCATGCTCGCTGTTCAGGATCTCGGTGATGCGCACGGTGTCAGTGACGATGTCGCCACGGGCGAGGTCGCCGAACGACCTCACCACGACCAGATGCATGTCCATTGAAACTCCAGTATTCAGGCAGTGATGGAGGCAGTATTCAGCACGACATTCCCGAACAGCATCGCGGGGAGTGTACTCGAGATTATCGTTGGGTATTCTACGTTATAGTTCAGGTCACGCCGATACAGTCTGGCGTTCTGCGACTGATCGAATACCGCGGTGCAGGTGTAAGTCACTCTGCCGCTGGCCCCATCCGCCAGGGCTAAAAACCGCAGGCCACTCAGGGCCTGATCGATCGTGGCCGCTGCCGTATCGCGCGTCGCCGGACTTGGGCACCAGCAGGTGATGCGAAATCCCTGTTCCTGCCGACGAATTTCCTGCCGCACTGATGCGTCGGCGACCACGCGGGCCAGAAGGTTTCCTGCACCGGCAATCGTCAGCATGCCGTGCGACAGGCGGACGATCGACTTGTCGCGCGCCATCGCTGCCAGGTTGGCGGCAACTGATTGCGGCGTATCGCCGGCCTGTATGCGGTAAGCGTAGCTTATGCCATCGACGAGGATGCCGGCGACCTGACCGACATCCGCAACGCCGCCGAAAGTGACCGAGGTGCCATCGATCGTCGCGGTCAGCGTCGGTCTCGGTGGCGTACCCATCCAATGCTCGGCATATCTGGTGGTGACCCGACCAGTGCCGCTGTCGGGAAATACTGTGATATTGATCTTGCCGGCTGCCAGATCGGCATCGAGCGCGGCCGAGTTCGGCCAGCCGCGATATATCCGGCAGTCTGGGCCGGGTATGCTGGCTTCGCTGGTTCCGCGTGGGTAGAGCGCTGCCGAGACTGCGCTGACCAAGGCTACCTCCACATCGGATTGATCGGCCATCAGGTCGTCGCCTGCTTCACAGCAATCCGCCAGCCGAGATCCGTCAGTTCGGCTGCTGCAACCACCGCATTCCGCCCAAGATCGTCCGTCATCAGGTCCGACGGGAGCAGGGTGACGCCCGATACCGCCGGAAGCAGAACGGTCCAATATGGGATCGAACTGTCGCTGGGCAGGTCGGTGTCCGGACGGCCACGCCCGGATGCCCCAAGCACGCTCGCCGGCCAGTTCGCGAGCAGCACCTGGTTCGTCTCGGTCATGACGCCACCGTAGCTGTTCACGCCGGTACTCGATGGCGCGCCCGGACGCCAGAACGAGACGATGCGGTTGGTCTGCACACACAGCACCGGCAGCAGCCGCTGCTGAGCCGCGATGAACCAGATGGCGTCGGCCTGCGCGAGATAGTCGCCAGGCCGCGTATACGCAGCATCGAATATGCCGTGCCAGAGTGCCTCACCATAAGCATTTGCACGCGCGAATCTGTCATCACGCGCGGTGAAGGCTGCGCGTAGACGCAGGAACCGGTTCCCCGGGGACATTGGTTCGGAGAACCCTGAAGGCCTATAGGCATCCGTGTCCGCGCCGACAGCGCGCGCCGCAGCATTAAGACCGCGGTGAACGCGGTCCTGTAGCTCCATGGGATTCATGTTTCACACGACCAGTGAGACGCCGCGGTCTGTTATCGCCGGCCCCGGCGGGATCCCGAGGAACCCGCAAAGCCGTCGCCGCCAGTCATCGAACAGTCTGCTACGGTCGCGCGGCTCGTCACGATTGCGCGTCCACACCGACGCCTGATCGGTATCGAGATTGTCACCTGCCCGTGGCACGGCGAACTCCAGTGCAGCCAGCGTGCCGAGGTATCGGCGAACGACGACCGCCTCGGCGTCCGACAAATTGTTCATGCGGAATTCCAGCAGCCCGTAGGCCTCAAAGAATCGCCAGCCCTGCATGCCGGAGTTCCCTGTACCGTAGGCCGGGTAGCCACAAAAGCGGCGGATCTCCGTCTTCTCGGCGTCCGTGAATGCCATCAGATGTAGGATCCGTCACCGCGGGTGAACAGCATGGTCCCGGTGCCGGCAGCAAGCACTGCGGCGGCGTACCTCACCAGGCCGTTGATCGCCAGCATCACGCGTGCGTTCGCCATGACCGGCATATCAACGTTCGAGGCCGACACGGACGGATCTGCGCCAAAGCGCACATAGGCGAGCGAGGCGCTGGTGTTGGTCACCACGATCGAATCGCCGCCCCCCACAAGGAGCACGGCGGCGGATGATGTAGTCGCGCTGAGTGAAGCCGTGCCGGTTGGACGGAACGGCGCGGTGGAACCGATTGCCATGTATTGTCCGTCCTCTGTCGGGTCAGCCGATATGCTCGACCATGACGGCGCGCTTGAACGCGGCGTTGGTCGCGGTCGGGATCGTGGTCGGATTGGTCGTGGTATCCGAGGGAGCGCAGAAGCCGCCGATCCAGTACCAGGACTGTGCGATGATTTGCTGCAGGCGATCGATCGGCTCTCGTGTCACCATGGCCAC